CGACCCGCTCGTCGGTGTAATATTTGTTGGTCGCGCCCTCTGGTACCGCGTCCGTCGTTCCCGGTGATGGTGAAATCTCGGTGTAGGTCGAGCCAGACCAGCGGTAGACCTTGTTGGTATCAAGCGCGACGTAAATTATCCCTGCGGTGCCGGTTACCGGGAAAGCCGCGAGGCTCGCAAACTCCAGCACGTCGTCGACATAGGCGGGCAGATATGTGGCCGAGACCTTGCTGGTCGCATCGAGCGGAGCATAACCGTTGGCGGTGCCCTTGTTGGATATATCCTCCTTTGCGTCGAGCGCAGTCGCGCGTACAATGTTGCCGGTGCCGGTTGTCGCAGTAAATGCGACGGCACCAGTAGCAAACAACGGCACTCCGCTTTGCGTGCTTGCATTCGCGCCCAAACCGCCGCGTGCGGTCGACAAAGAACCCGACCAGCCAGCGGTGATGTTCGTCGACGCGAGCAAGGCTGTAGCGGCACCGCCGCCCAAGGTCAGCGTTACATTGGCGTCATCGGTTTTCGTCAGCGGCGATGCGGTCGCTGTTGCTGCCGATGTCAGTCCAAGCGTGCTTCTCGCGTTCGCTGCATCTGCATCACCCAAAAGGCTTCGGCTGTAGGATGTCAGCGTCGTTAGCGATGCGGTGCCCGATCCAGTGAAATAGGGCAATTGATCAGCGGCGCTCACCAACCCGGCCAGCGCCGTTAATTCCGCGTCAGCCGGTTGCAGATCGGCAATCAGCTTGCCGCCGTCCTGAATGATCTTGCCGGTGGTGCCGCTGAATGTGGCGATGCGCCCATCGACCGCGCCTGTTGGTCCCGCAACATCACCTGAGCCGCTCCCGCTCGCTCCCGTTGCCCCCTGTGGCCCGGTGTCTCCCTTTGGTCCCTGCGGCCCAACGATGCCTTGCGGTCCCTGCGGTCCAGCACTGCCCTGCAATCCGGTATTGCCCTGCGGTCCATCACTGCCCTGCGCTCCCGCTGGCCCTTGCGGACCCGGCACCGTTGAAGCCGCGCCCGTTGGACCGGCATCGCCCTTATCGCCCTTTGATCCTGGTGGCCCCGGTGGCCCCGGCACAACCGACGGGGAACCGGGCTGGCCCTGCACACCGGACGGCCCCGGTGGCCCCTGCGCGCCTTGAATGCCCTGCGGTCCCGGCTGTCCCGTGCCCGCCATCACCCATTGCGCGCTGTCGCCGTCGTTGTAGCGGATGTATTGAACGCCGGTATCGCTTTCATACCAAAGCGTATTATCGGCAGCGCCTATTGGCGCAGTGTCCGAAACCAGAATTGTTGCACCGCCACCACCGCCACCTGTTACGACAGCCCAAGCCGCATTTTTGCGGCCATAGATATTTCCGTCGCTAACGGCATCTGGAAACGTACCGCCTGATGGGCCTGTCGGTCCCGGTGGGCCATTCGGTCCCGGCGGCCCTTGCGGCCCCGGCACTGTAGACGGCCTACCATCCGGCCCCGGCGGGCCATTCGGTCCCGGCGGCCCCGGTGGGCCTTGCTCGAGTGTTTGAATGATTTCGGTTTCGTTATCCAGAATGACAACGATGGCGTCGGTGTTGTCCTCTTGGACAATAATAACATCGGTGTCTTGATTAACTGTGACCTCGGTCACCGGGTTGCGCCCGCATTGTTTGTGAGTGTGCCGCTCCAGACGCGGACCTTAGAACCGCTGCGAGTAGCAATGTTTGATTGATCGTAATCGCCGAGCGCCAAATGTTCTAATGCGTCTTGTGTAATCCGCACCGTGAATGCGCCGTTGATAGGATCGGTCACCACTATCTCGCCGGTATCGGTGCCAAGCCGCAACACCGCCGCCTCGTCACTGGCATGGCGGCGCAGCATCATTTCCAATGAGATTCCCGTCATGTCGATTGGCGTACCATCAACGGTTTGCCAAACGAAGGTACGGTAAAAGTCCGCATCATTCTCGACTGTGATGTTGACAATGGCCATCGTCACGGCACCACGTTTGAAACCGAGGCAAACGCCGCGTCGACTTGCGCGTGTGTCGTGATGCTGCCGCCGTTAATGCTGGCGACCGTGGTGCTTTCACAAGTGAAACAGGATTGCACAAAATTCGCCATCGCGTTTGTTGCTGTTGCAAGTTGCGCTGGTGTCAATACGACAAACGTGCCGTCAGACATTTTCCAATCGGTGTCGTGCGGCGTGGCTTGTGCATACTCGTTAGCATTGGCCAGCGTATTGCGTGCCACCGGATCGCTAAAGAATTGTTTGGACGCGCTGATGCTGGTAACGGTCAGCCCACCACCAGCGCGGCGATAGCGCGCATCGGCAGCGTAAGCGACGAGGCTAACGAATAGATTGTACGGCGTCAGCACATCTTGCAACGCGGCTGTGGTCTGATTGCCAGCGAGATCACGCGGCCACGCCGTCGAAATCCCGAACGCCACATAACCAGCATCGCTTTCATCAACTATCAACTGCCGCGCACTTGAAAAAACGCGACCGTCGTCAGCCAACCAGTACCAGTCATATGGATTGTAAGTGCCGCTAGCCATACTGCCCTCCAGTTGCTGTAGCACCGGCAACGGTGCCCGGATAATAATTGACGCCAGCACCAGCGGTCAGAATGATGCCGTTCATCGAAGCACTAAACTTGTTTCCGTTTACGTTGCCATAGCCATTGATTACGGAGTACGTCACCAGCGTCTGCGCCGCTTGTGCGGCGATGAATGTACCTATGTTGACAGGCCCGGTGATCGTAAGCGTTGGCGGGATTAGGGGCTGTCGAATGTAGGCCCCTTGCGTCGCGAGAATGTGCGCGACTGTCCCGCCATCGATTATAAACGGGCCTTGATAACTGCAATTAGCGCCGCCGCCCTCCATGCTGATGTGATAATCAAGACAAGGCCCAAATTGTATCTTGTAAAGCGTCACATACGCGCCAGTGTAAATCGCAACAGCGCCCCCAACCCAACCGGGAGCATCGCCTGTTGACGTAAGCCTGAACCCATTGAAGGAAACACTGCAACCAGCACCGCCCGCGCTAATCGCCATTCCCTGGCTGCTTGTCAGCACCACTGCCGCCGGATTGCTGGTGTTGCCGATATAATTGATCATGCCGCTGCCGTTGTTAACGCCACAGCCAACGCAAGCTCCCGGAAAAGTTGGATTTGTGTAAGTGCCATCAGCCACATGGATATTGATGCTGTAGCCATTCAAATTGTATTTGTAGGTCTGGTTTTGCGCCCGCTGCAATGTCTTGAACGGTCCATGACCATTTGGTGTATCAACGGTCGCTTGCGTGCCGTCGTAAGCCGTATCGTCTCCGGTCGTGCCGTTGACATAGAAGTCGCGCGGACCAATCAAATATGTTGGCCCGCCGCCCGATATGCCGCTCAAGATTTGCCAGTGCGTGCCGTCCCAAGTGACCTCGATGATCTGTCCAAGGAATAAATCGCCCGCCGCCAATTCGGATTGGTCGTTGGCGCGAACCACCGGAGAAAATCCAACGCCGTTGACGTTGAGTTTAGTCGGACCAGTATTGGCATTCGCCACCTTGATACGAAAGTGCATACCGGGCAGATAAGACGCAATCGCTGGAGTTGGCGTAACCGCGATAAAGTTTGCCGTACCGGCATCCTGCACATAATTGACCTTGCCCCACTGTGCCGCCCTCGATAGCTGATGCAGATCGGCATCGGTTGGCGTCAACGAACTGTCGCTGATAAAATTGACGACCTCACGTTGCGGAAACTCAATCGAACCCGCTGGCGGGATCGAGCCCATCGTGCCGGTTGACGGGTTGCCGTTGATGTACGCGGCGTTTGGATCGCTGACGCCGTATGGTGCTTGATATTTCATCGACGTTTCCTCTTTATGGTGTCCCGGCCATGTCGCCGCCGGTTTGCAAACCGGAATAGTCAAAGATTATTTGCGTATGGCCGGGCTTCCAGCGGTTGAGCAAGCACTCGAGATCGTCGGCGGTGCCGATGCGCAGATGCGGGTCGACGCCGCATTGACCGGATGCACAACGAAACCAAACCAGCTTGGCTGCACCAACGTGGACGGTCCAATAGGCCCGGTTGCCGTCAGGCCCGAGCCCGTAGTAGGGCCATTCCGACAGCTCGCCGTCAGCAACCGGCTGATCGCCGCGCGCATCCATGATCGGGTTGCCCCACTCATTGCGCATCGGATCGGGCGGCAGAACGCCGTACACGCGAGCGTCGCCAACGTGGTCAATGCCGACGACAAAGGTGCGGTATTCGGTGATGGTGATCGCGTAGCCGATCTGCGCGGCCACCGAGATGAAAAATTCCCGGCTTTGCGCGCCGAGCATCGTCATCCGCATAATGAGCGCGAGCTGGCGCTCGTCGATGCTTT